TGCAGTATGGCAAGAGACGATTAACAAACTCGGACAAATGACCAACGAAACGGAGAGGGATGCTATCGCTCAACAACTCATGGGTAAGAGCGCAGCGAATCTTAATCCGCTCATTGAGGATCAGGGCGAGACATACAAAAATCTGTCCGACACGCTTGCACAGTATGATCTCGAATTTGTTGATCAGGAGACTCTCGACAAAGCTAATCAGTTTAACGACCAACTCGACACAATGAAAGCCATCGGATCGGTTGCGATTTCGACGGTCGGTGCACAGCTTGCGGGATATCTTGCTCCAGCTCTCGAGAAAGTGGTCGGATGGATTGGACAATTTGCGAGTTGGCTCTCGAGATTGTCTCCTGAGGTTCTGACAATAATCGGCATCATTGCGGGCGTGGTCGCTGCGATCGCTCCTGTTTTGCTGATTCTCGGAAAGCTGGCATTTGCAGTTAGTTCGATTATGAATCTTGCAAATCTGCTCGGAGTTGGTATAGGCGCTCTTGCCGGGCCGATTGGAATAGCTATTGCAGCTATAGCAGCCATCATTGCTATAGGTGTTCTGCTCTACAAAAATTGGGACACTATCAAGGCAAAAGCAGCCGAGATCAAGGCGAATCTCATTGCGACATGGAACTCGATAAAAACGTCGGTTGCCAATGTAATTAATGCGATGAAGAACACAATAACAAGTGTGTTCTCGTCTATAAAGTCGACGGCGATTTCGATTTGGAACGGGATAAAAACTGCGATAGTTTCGCCAATATCCAACGCCTACAACACCGTTAAAGGCTGGATAGATAAGATAAAGAACCTGTTCCCGTTAAAGGTCGGAAAGATTTTCACGAACCTAAAAGTTCCGCATATCAAGGTATCAGGAGGTAAGGCTCCGTTCGGTATCGGAGGAAAAGGATCCGCACCGAGTATCAACGTCGATTGGTACGCACAGGGCGGAATCTTTACACGTCCGACGCTATTATCGAACGGCAACAGGATCGCCGGAGTCGGTGAAGCTGGCCCGGAGGCGGTTTTACCTATTAGCAAACTGCAAGAGATGGTCGATTTCGGTAACGCTCCGGGCAACGCCATTATGCAGCAGCAGACGAGGATCCTGTTGGCGATCTATGAAGAGCTTCAAAAAGAGAAGAATTTCAAGGTCGATGGAATTTGGGCGGGCCGTTACGTTAATAGCTTAGTGAGGTGATAAGGCATGAAAGATACAATTCGTTATTACGACAGAAACAACGTGCTCCGTCTCACTTTAAACGAATATCCGTACTACTCCGAACCGTCTGATTTAAAAGATTGGATATGGGGATTTAACGAACAGTTCGGCGTGATCAACACGTTTTATCGTAATAAAACAGAGTACGAGCTGGTTATCGGGATTGCGGGGGACTATCTCCCGCATCACGACGCACTCTGCGACATATTCTCAGCGGACGTAATCGCAAACGAACCGGGCTATCTCGAGTTGAGAGGCTGGAGGCTCCCGTGCTACATCGTCGAGGCAACTTATGAGTACGGACTATCGCTCGACAGACAAGCGAAATTCCGTGTCCGCTCCGTCAACTCGACATGGATCCGCACAAACACACGCTCATATAACGGCGTTCCGGGCGGAGGCCTCGGAGGTGAGGATCTCGGGCGAGATTACACATACACGGACGGACTCCTCGGACGTGGTTACAATTACGGTTATTCACAGCCGGAGTCACACGCTGACGTTATCAATCTGCCGGGCACGGGCAACGGTTACGAGATTATAGTTTACGGGCCTCAGACGAATCCCGTTATATATCTCAATAACCAGCCGATACAAGTTAACGTCGAACTGTCGGCACAGCAGAGGCTCCGCATCGTATCAAACGGTTCAGTTAAGACAATCGAAATCCTCAGCGCAAGCGGACAAGCAACGGACGCATTCGTTTACAGAGATAAAAATAACAGCCCGTTCCTAACGCTCGGAACTCACACGGATCTCACTTTCGGTCAGATCCGTTTTGATTTTACGACGATTGAGAGGAGGTCGGAGCCTACATGGACTTGATATTTGTAAGAACAGACGCCGACGGGATAACGACGAGCGGGTTCCTCACGAACTACGAGGCGACTTTTGACGTCTCGACCGACCTCGATTATGTGACTAACAATTTCGAAATCACAATGATGCTCCCGACGGACAAGTCAGGCCTTTTGTGGGCCGAGAACGAGATCAGCACGATAGTCTATGTCGATGGAACCGAGTACGGAGGCGAGATCACCGGCTCACAAATCAGCATAGCAGACAACACTATCAAATACACGGGCCGTACTTGGCGGGGTTGTCTCGATCAATGGATTATCGAACCGCCAACGGGTCAGGACTATTTGGTCGTGTCGGGGAATCTTGCAGACTCGCTCCGACGTTTGCCGATGGGAAATTTTGTTAGCGTCTCTGATACGCCGTACGTGGGCGGGACGTATCAGTTCGCTCGATACGTTACGACGTTCAACGGGGCGACTAATCTGCTCACGGCAGCGCAATCTAATTTGAGAATGGCGTTCCGTTTCGAATCAGCCGGCGAGTCGGGCACGGCATGGCTCGACGTCGTAGAGGCTCGAGATTTACAGAACACCGTCGAAGTATCACAAGACTATAACGATAAAATCCAGCTCACTATCACAAGAGACGGAAACACGCCGAGGGAACTGATTTGTCTCGGTTCGGGAGAACTAAAGGACAGAGCGGTCGTTAAATTATACGCCGACGAAGAATGGAACGTTTCGACAACTCCAATCACAGGGGCATATCCCGTAGACGTTTATGAGTTCTCGAGTAGCGAAAACCTCGAAGCCGACGGACGGAAACATTTCCTCGAGTTGATCCACAATCACGAGCAGATAGAGGTAACGATTTCCGATTTGGATATAAGGCTCTCCGACATTATCGGAGCAAAGGACATATTAACAGGCGAGACGGTTTCCGCCGAAATAACGTCGATTATTTGGCGTTGTACAAACTATGGCGACTATCAGGTCGAAAACTACGAGTATAAGACAAGAGTTTTAATGTAGGAGGTTTTTAAATGGGTGCAACAATAATCACCGGGTACACCGGGACGAGGCACATCACGCCAGCTATGGACGCTGCCGTTTATCGCTCAGCGTTCGGATCTGACAGCGTCATTCTTGCGGACGGGAACCAGCTTGCGGGATCAATGCCGTCTATCAACGAGTTTCAGATCATGGACGGCCTCGTGTCTATGCAAGGCCATCAGATACAAGTAACACAGGAGACGCTCCCGGTCGATACTTGTGCGACCGGCTATAGCAGAATCGACCTCGTCGTTATGAGGTTCGAACACGATAACAGTTCACAGATAGACTCCGTTTCGCTCCTCGTCCTCAAGGGGACAGAGGTATCAAGCCCGAACACACCTGTCGCACCGTCATACAATACGGGCGTCATAGATTCGGGTGCATCGGTCGTAGATATGCCGTTATATCAGATAAATCTGAGCGGGTCGACCGTTACGTTTACACAGGTGGCAACGCTGGTTGACAGAACTATCGACAACCTCGGAACACTGATCGTCGAAGCTGGGACAATCTCAAGCCTCCCGCAGACGATAACAAACGACGAAATCCACGCATCACACGTCGTTGTTAATTCCATCCTCGGAACTCCGTCGGCTCAGACGAGCGATTGGACGGTCACAACAAACGAGGGATCGCTGACGATATCCGGCTCAATCAGCGGATCAACAACGTTAACGTTATATCTCAACATGGCAAGATAGGAGGACGATAATTTATGGACAAGTTTTTTCTGATTCAGATCAAGCGCACAAAGGGTGCAATTGAAAAGGGCGTAGTGGTCAAGGATGATCTCGACGCAGCAAAGCAGAGTTATCACGCATATCTCGGAGCGTATGCTTTCGGCAATAACTCCGATACGGACTACGTTCTCGTACAGATTCTCGATGGCAACGGCCTCGGACTCAAGGGCGAAACTTGGGAAAAGAAAGCTGCACCGGAACCGGAACAGGAGGCATAACATGAACAGGATTATCGTAAACAAGTTCGGGGGGGGTACTCCTCAGTACAGAAAGGAGGCAGTGCGTTAGGGCTGTCTCCGAGCAAATCTCCGAGAG